TTTTTTTTGTGTTGTTTTTCGTTCTTTTTCTTTCTGTTTCTCTCTTCCGGAGGTTTTGTGGATCCCGTTGATCGTGTGTTGGTGTGTCCCCCTGAGGAGTCGGTGACTCGTCAGGAGTTTTATCACGATTCGTTGGTGTCTACCATTTTGGCACGGGCCGGGTATCCGCAGCCCGTGCCGTTTGTCGCGGCCGAGATCGATTATGACTTGGATCTCCTGGGCGCGTATGCGGCCGCTCAGGCCGCTGCGGAGGCTTTTGCCTCCCTTCCCCCTGCCGCGCAGCGTTTTGGCTCGTTCAGGCGCCTCGTAGAGGCCTTGGCGGCGGGGTCTGTGACTTTGGGCGGGCTCGGGTTTGGCAGCTCCGCTGCCGAACCCGGGGCTGCCCCAGCAAGCGAAGCGCCGCTAGGTTCACCCCCTGCCGTGTCTTCCTGACACGGCCTTGCACATATATTTCCACTTGATATATATGTGCTAACTGACACCACTTCCAAAATCGGAGCGAGTATGCGTAGATCTTCGGGTGGCAATTCCCGTGGAAGTTTCAAGGGGCGTGCGGGCAAGACGCACCGCATGAATACCGCGCAGCCGCTGCGCGGCGGCTGGCGTCTGTGATGTGGCGTGTTTCCATCCTCTCCCGGCTATTCGGACGCCGGGAGGCATCAGCCTCAACCGCTTCGACCTCGAGGGCCGCCGTGACGGTGAGATTCTCTACCTCCCTTGCGGAAGCTGTCTCGGCTGCCAGATTGGGCGAGGTCGAGACTGGGCCGTGCGCTGTGCACTCGAACTGCAGGGTCACCAGGATGCCTGCTGGTCTACACTGACTTACGACGACGATCATGTGCCCCCTACGCTCTCCAAGAGGCAGCTTTCACTCGCGATTAAGCGGCTCCGGAAATCGGTGCCGGCCTTTCGGTTTTTCGCTGCCGGAGAATACGGAGAGCGGACATTTCGCCCCCATTATCATGCGATCTGGTTTGGCTTGCCAGAGGGGGCCCATGAAGCGATTCAGCGCGCATGGCCCTATGGATTTGTTCGGACGGATCCCTTGAGCCCTGCGGCCGTTGCCTATGTGGCCGGCTATTGTGCGAAGAAACTCGGGTGGCAGTTGGAGAAGGGAGAGCGGCTCGACCCGTCTACGGGCGAGTTGTACCAGTATCAGCCTCCCTTTGTTTTGATGTCGCGCGGTGGGCGTAACGGGGTCGGTATTGGTGGTGATGCCCGGAAGCATTATCGGTCGTGGAAATCCGTGGCGATTTATCATGGCAAGCCGGTACCGGCTCCACGCTACTTGCACGAGGCGTTTCTGAAGCAGGCCAGCGAGTCAGAGATGCAGCAGTTCCAGCTGGAGCGGGAAAGCTTGATCTCGACGTTCACTCACGAGCGCCGGGAAGCCGCCAAGGCCATTGCCTTGGCCAACCTTGCCATGAAGGCGGAGAAGCGTACCCTATGAAGTTGCTTTATGTGATTCGCGATGTGGTGGCCGAGACTATCGGCCCCATCATGACGTTCGCGGCTGATGCCGCGGCGATCCGTTCGTTCGGGGATGTGGCTTCCGACCCGCAGACGAACGTGTACCGTCACACGGCCGATTTCGAGCTCGTGTGTCTTGGGTCGGTGACCGACTACGGCGAGATTGACGCCGACGCGCCGCGCGTGGTCATCACCGGTGCTCAGTGGAAGGCCGCGCAGCAGCCGGCCGAACCCCAACTCTCTCTGGAGGCGTGATGTCGTACGTGTTGCCCAGTCGCAACCTGGTGTCGCAGCAGGACGCTGCGGTCATCCAGCGGCCGGATGTTCCGAGGTCGAAGTTTCTCGGGTCGTGGAATCACAAGAAGACGTTTGACGCCGGCATCATCTATCCGTTCCTCTGTGACGAGGTGCTGCCGGGCGATCATATGAAGTACGACGTGACGGCCATGGTGCGTATGTTCACGCCCCAGCTGCCCTTTATGGATTCGCAGCGCGTGGACACGCATTTCTTTTTTGTCCCGAATCGGTTGGTGTGGGACAATTGGGTGAAGTTCATGGGCGAGCAGCTTTCGCCTGCTGACTCGATCGCATACACGATTCCGCAGTATACGAGCACGGGCAATGGCTTTGCCGTTGGTTCCCTGGCGGATCATTTCGGTTTGCCGACGATTGGGCAGCCGACCGCTCCTCTTTCTGTGAGCGTTTTGCCGTTCCGTGCGTACGGGCTGATTTTCAACGAGTGGTTCCGAGACGAGAACCTTGTTTTGCCCGTTACGGTGTCTTTGGGTGATGCTGCTACCACCGAGCCTACCATTGTTCTTCGCCGTCGGGCGAAGTCGCACGATTATTTTACGTCGTGCCTGCCCTGGCCTCAGAAGTTCACGCCGCCGTCGCTAAATATCGGCGGCAACGCCCCGGTTAAGGGTTTGGCGATTGCCACGGGCGTCGGAACGACGGTGGCCGGTACTCCGGCTGCTTCGAAGGAGTCGCCGAACGTTGCGCCGTCCGGCTGGACGGGGCACACGCATTCCGTGCCGGTGGCTAATATTTCGTTTCGGAGCTCGAGCACGACTCTCGTGCAGCCCGATATCTATGCCGACCTTTCCGTCGCCACGGGCATTTCGATCAATCAGTTCCGCGAAGCGATGATGGTGCAGACGCTGCTCGAGCGCGATGCGCGCGGTGGCACGCGGTACACGGAGATCGTGCGGTCGCATTTTGGCGTGGTTTCACCGGATGCGCGCCAGCAGCGCCCTGAGTACATCGGTGGTGGATCGACTCCGCTTCAGACCACTCCCGTGGCCGTGACTACGGGGCCCAACGTCGATCTTGGCAAGCTGGGTGGCGCTGCGACGGCCGCCGGATCGCATCGTGCGTCGTATGCGGCGACCGAGCATGGCTACATCATCGGCCTTGTTTCCGTCAAGTCGGAGCTTTCGTACAGCCAGGGCATTCATCGCCATTGGTCGCGTTTGACGCGGAACGACTTGTATTGGCCGGCCTTTGCCGGGTTGGGTGAGCAGGCGGTGCTGCAGAAGGAGCTCTATGCGCTCGGGACGGCTGCCGACAGTACGGTGTTTGGCTACCAGGAGCGCCATCATGAGTACCGCACGCGCACTTCTGAGGTGACGGGGTTGTTTCGGCCGACGGCTGCTGGCAATATCGACGAGTGGCATTTGTCGCAGCAGTTCGGCGCGGCGCCGGTTCTTGGCGCCACGTTCATTGAGGACTCGCCGCCGATGTCGCGTGTCCTGTTGGCCGGTGCGACGGCCACGAATCAGCAGTACCTGGGTGATTTCTTCATTCGTCGCGAGGCGACGCGCCCGATTCCGATGTTCGGCACCCCTGCCACCCTTGGGCGTTTCTGATGGGGTGGCTCAAGGGTCTAGGTGCGGCGATTGCGCCGTTTAATCCTTTGTTGGGGGGCATCGCCGCTGTCGGCGGTGCCCTGATCGGCAATCGTGCGAACCGGAACATGGCGCGCGATCAGATGCGGTTTCAGGAGCGGATGTCCGGCTCTGCGGCGCAGCGCTCCGTTGAGGATTTTCGCGCTGCCGGGTTGAATCCCGGCCTTGCGTACGGGACCACGGCGTCGACGCCGATGGGTTCCCGTGCCGAGCAAGAGGATGTGATGGGCCGTGGTCTGTCCACGGCGTTGAACGTGAAGCAGGCGCAAGCGCAGATCGCGGCGACGGCGGCGTCCGCCGATAAGGCCTCCTCTGAGGCCGAGCTGAACCGTTTCGAGATTGCGAAGCAGGGCTCGACCGATGGCGGCACGCCAGGCGGGCAGCCCTTGTGGCGCATGCAGCGCGATCAGCTGATTCGCGATCTGCAGCAGCGCGCCGGGATGCAGCCCCATGAGCTGCGTTCGGTGAAGGCCGCTGCGGACATGGCTGAGCTTGGCGTTCAGTTGCGGAAGCTCGATTTGCCGAAGGCTCAGGTGGATGCGGCGTTTTATAAGCGGTTCGGTATCGCGATTCCGACCGTTGGTCTTCTTGGGTCCGGCGCGAAGGCTGCCGCTGACCTTTCCCGCGTGTTTAAGCGGTGATTTTCATTCTGTTGTTCTGTTTTTCGTTTTGGTTTTTGTCTTATCTTTTCCCTGTGTTTTTTGTTGTTTTTTTTGTGTTGTTTTTCGTTCTTTTTCTTTCTGTTTCTCTCTTCCGGAGGTT